GAAGATGATAAATTGAAAACAGAATTTTTCACAGTTTCGGGACAAGAACAGGTCATGTTGGATGGTAAACCATGCAGAATCCAAGAAGACGATATGGTTTATGCAAAAAGAATACAGAAAAAGGATGGTTCTTATAGGAATTTTATTAAATTGTCCAGTAATGGCAAATTGTATAATCCTGTTTCTGTCTACGGGAGTGAGAAAACCAATAATTTTTTAGACAGGGTTTGTAGATCTAATGATAAATTTAAAGCAGTTAATGATAAAGCTTTTAACTGGTATGTGCAATTCTTATCAAGTAAAAATCTCGCATGGCTTCATAATGCAGAAAGGGAGATCGACTGATGGCTAGAATTAATAGTACACAAAAATATGCTGTGTTATGGCTGAATAGTCAGGGTTGGGATATTAAGAAAATATCTGATGAACTTGGTCTGACTGGGACCCAAATAAAAAATACTATCAAAAATAATAAACAAGCAAAAGACGATGAGGTTAAGGACACACCATCATCAACAGTCCAGAAAAATCAAAATTCCAAAAAATTTATGATAACAGAAAGCCAATCTGGAAAACATAATGTTGCCATTATGACCAAGGCTGCTTCGGAAATCAATGACGAGAACAAGAAAAAGGACAAAAGTCAAACAGCAAAAAGAAACTCCTCTAACATTTTTAAACCCTATGGATAAATCGCCTCCTGTACCTGATTTTTTTAATGGAGAAATGCCTAGTGGCTTATGGGAGAATCTAGAAAGTCAGCCACCAATGTCTTTCGATAATCCCATAGAACCCAAACATGTGACAGACTACGCTAGGGAACTTTTTATAGATCTGAATATTGAATTAACTACCATTAATGATATTGGTCAATTTACTGAACTAAAAAATATAGTTGATAATAAATACCATATTCCAGTACCGTCTGGCGTTGACTATGTTCCAATAGTATTAGATTTTATAGATAAGTTTGATCAATCGTTAACCAATTGCGCTAAAAAGATTCATACAGAACCAAAAGATGAAATCTCAGAATAAATATATTTCTAAATACTCCAATGATAAAACAGTCTCTGCTGCACAATATATTACTGAGCTAATATGTGAAAGAAAAGCTCTCAAGGATAAAAAAGATCTTCATTATAGGTTTTGGTTAGCTAAAGAATGGGCTTCGTTTTTTAGGAATCAAATTGCTAGTGCTAACAAATTGTTAAAACAATATTCTGATAAAGCAATCGTTAATGCTCTACTAACAACACAGGGGAAAAAGATTTTTTCATTGCGAGCCCCCCATCTGCCCGCTATCATAGAGACAGAGGAAAAGAAACTAAATGCAGAAAATAAAACATTTACTAAGACTGTAGACAGAAAATCAAATATTTCTTTCAATAAATCAACCAATACTAAAAACAGCATAATATCTAAACTGAAGGAATTAGAATAATGGCATTAAAAGAAGATGTAAAAAAGAAGTTCGGAGATGAAATTATTAGATCAGCTACTGCCGTTGTTGATAGAGAACAAATCGTTATTCCTGTCAGCCCAGCCTTAGATCTAGTATTGAACGGCGGTATACCAGAAGGAAGTTTTGTGGTCTTCACCGGACAACCAAAATGCGGTAAAACCACAACATCTCTTGATTTTGCAGCAACGGCTCAACAAGAACAATACCAAGGAGATCTGCAAAAGCCTAGACATGTATATTATCTAAATATTGAAGGAAGATTGAAAAAGAGAGATTTAGAAGGTATACCAAATCTTGACTTAGATAGGTTTGATGTCATAGGATCTCAACAAGGCAAAATTCTACATGCAGAAGAATATCTACAAATAGCTGAGAGAATTATTAATGAAGAACCAGGATCAATAGTAATTATTGATTCATATTCAGCTCTTTGTACCGAAGCAGAAATTACAAGCGATATGGATAAAATGCAACGCGCAGATGGCGCAAAGTTGTTGGCTAAATTTTGCAGAAAAGTTGCTAATGTTATTCCAGTAAATAGAAATATTGTTATAGGCATTACTCATTTGATGGGTAATCCCGGTTACGGAAATGTAGAATGGAAAGAAAAATCTGGTCAAGCTATTGCATACCAAACGGATGTCAAGCTAAGAGCAAAGATGTTTAAGGCTTGGACTACTGGTGCTGATGGTCCTCAAATTGGACAAGAAGTTGACTGGTCCGTTTTGTGTTCTGCTCTTGGTCCTCCTGGAGGTAATATTAAAAGTTTTATCAGATATGGAGAAGGCGTAGACAAAGCTATGGAACTAGTCACTCTTTGCATAGATTTGGGTATTATAGCAAAAGGTGGTTCGTGGTACACGTTAACATCTATTGATGATCAACCAAAATTTCAGGGTACAGAAAAACTGAGACAGCATGTAGTTGACAATCCAGAAATTTATGATAAACTAATGTCTGAACTTAGGACAACTATGGGGTTATCATGCAAGTCAGAGACCTAGACGGCAATATATCTCGTTGGAAATTAATAGGAGGCATAGCTAAGGGAGCATATGATAATAAATCTTCTCTACATTTACAAGCTAGAGATTTAATCAAAGAATGCTTTCCAACTCTGCAAATACTAGAAGAGGTATCAATTCCTCTCAGAAGATCAGAAAGTCTGGTGCTGGATTTTTACTTACCCTTAAATAAAAAATGTGTAGAGGTTCATGGTGAACAGCATTATAAATTTAGTAGATTTTTTCATAAAGATATGATGGGATTTATTAGACATAAAAAGAGAGACAAAGAAAAAAAAGAATGGTGTCGAATCAATGATATTGAATATATCGAACTTCCATACGATAAAATTGATGAGTGGAAACAAAGGATAACCAATGCACAAGAGTAGCAAAGAAGAAGTAGAAAATTGGGATAAAATTTTGGATGAATATGAAAATTCCATAGGCCTTCCATCATATGCTGGTCAATGTCTTCCAGAATCAGAATTACAGGAGTATTTAACTATGAGCAGGGCATCGCTAGAAAAAACAACCCCAGAAGACTGCGGACAAATAGCGTATAGACTTGCACAATTTGGTTTTCATTTACAAAGAACAATAAACAGAGAAACAGCCAGAGTCAATTGGGCAGAGGAGACGATTAAAGAGGTAATAGCCGATGAAATCAATAATTATAAAGGTTATGGTTATGTAGAAAAATCTACGCAAGCTATTAAACATAATGATAAGGCCAATATGTTGAATAAAATCAAAAAGTATGCCAAGCAAAGATCAGACAGGCTAACATACTTAGCGTCATCCGTTAAAAATCTTTCGGATATTCTTATTTCTATACAAAAAACTAGGAGCTTGATCAAACATGGATAATCTATCGCCAGAACAAATCAAACAAATGATAAGTATGTTACAAAATATGTTGCCTAATAATGATGATCAGCCTGCTCCGCAACAGCAATCTACTAACGACTCAATTAAAACAGTAGACCGCAGACCCAAACCCTCTACAATTAATAAGTTTGATGAAATGATGGAAGCACATTTGCATAAAGAGGATATCGAAATTGACAAAAAATTAGCTAAATATGATCCTACTCCCAGAATAAGAAGATTCAAGCCTTTGGATGTGGTTTGTAGAGTATGTGGTAAAAAAGAAACCGTAAGTCCAAACCTATTGTCTGATAGTCCAGATCGCTACAAGTGCAACAATTGTTCAAGAGGTGCGGGTTGATGATACTCTGCGATACCGCCGCTGAAAGAGCTGTTTTAGCTGGTATCTGTAAATATGCAGAAGATGCATATCTAGATATAGCTGATATAATACAAGATAGCTCATTTACTATAGATAGTAATAAAGTAATTTTCAAATGCTTAAAAACCATCTTTGAAAGAGAGCAGAAAGTATCTATAGATATACCTATTATTTTATCTGCATCGACTGAACTAGGTCTATCTCATGTATTTGATAAGAAAGAAGAAATACAACATCTCAAAGCAATTGTAGACTTTCCTGTTAATTTAGATAATGTTAGGAAATTTGCAGCTAAAATAAGAAAACTTGAAATTGCTAGGCTTTTAAGAGAACAACTAGAAAGTGCTCAAGATAAAATTCTTGATGTTACTGGAAATGAGTCTATAGGCAGTATACTAAGCATAGCAGAAGATACGGTATTTGATTTTACTAATTTATTGAATGATGTTGATAATAATCCTGTTTCTATTAGTAGCGAATTAGACGAATATATAGATGGTCTCATCAATAACAAAATTGATCAGGTCGGAATACCTACGGGCTTTCCTGTTTATGATCAAGCCATCGGTGGAGGGCTAAGAAAAAGCACAGTCAATGTCATTGCGGCAAGACCTAAAACAGGTAAAACCCTACTGTCTGATAATATGGGTTTTCATATAGCTAACAAGCTGAAAATTCCTGTTTTAAACATGGATACCGAAATGACTAAAGAAGATCATTTAAACAGAGTTTTAGCTATGATGACAGAAATAGAGATTAATCAAATAGAAACAGGTAAATTCTCTACTATACCAAATCAAATGCTTAAAGTTCAGGATGCGGTTAAGGAGTTAAAAGAAACAAATCTTTACTATAAATCTATAGCAGGAAAACCATTCGAAGATCAAATTTCTATAATGAGAAGATGGTTGATTAAAGAGGTTGGATTAAATGAAGACGGTACAGCTAAAGATTGTGTTATATTTTATGATTATCTAAAGCTTATGGATAGCCAAGGAATGAGTCAAGACCTAAAAGAATATCAGGTGCTTGGCTTCATGATGACTTCTCTACACAATTTTGCTACTAGATATAAAGTTCCTGTTGTAGCCTTTGTACAACTCAATAGAGACGGAATAACCAAAGAAAGTACTGATACTGCTAGTGGTTCTGACAGAATTATTTGGCTCTGTAGTAATTTCAGCATTTTCAAACGTAAAACACCAGAAGAAATTGCTGAAGATGGTCCAGATAATGGGAACAGGAAATTAGTACCTTTAATTAGTAGGCACGGTGGCGGATTAGATGATAATGACTATATCAATTGCCATATGAAGGGCTGGTGTGCCAAAATCACAGAAGGCAAAACAAGATTGGAATTGGTAAATAATGTTGCAAACAATAACGATGGTTTTATAATAGAGGATAACAATGCTGATGACCAAGAAGAAATCCCATTTGAATGATCAGGCCAAACTCAAAGTCGTATGCGATGACTTATGTGATAACATAGAAAATTTGCTAGACCATTTTGGCTTGGAATATAAAGATAATGGGAAAATGATATCCATGGCTTGCCCTATACATGACGGAGATAATACCGGGGCATTAAATCTGTATGTTGAAGGAGATTCCTATAGAGGTAATTGGAAATGCAGAACTCATCAATGCGAAAAAACATTTAAAGGATCTATTATAGGATTTATTCGAGGAATATTATCGAATAAAGAACACAAGTGGAATGAACCAGGAGACGAGATGTGTTCCTTTAAAGAAACCATTAATTTCATAACCTCCTTTCTGAAAAAAGATCTCAAAGATATTAAGGTCTCTCATAGTAATAGAAATAAAAATAAATTCACCTCGATCATGAATCAGATTGGTGGACTTAAGAAAGTCCAAAATATTAATCTATTGCACAGACAAGATATCAGACCGCTATTAAAAATTCCTGCGCAATATTATTTAGATAGAAATTTTTCTGAAGAAGTTTTGAACAAATACGATGTTGGACTATGCGACAACCCCAATAAAGAAATGTATAATAGGGTGGTTGTGCCTATTTATGATAATAATCAAGAATATATGATTGGCTGTACAGGTAGAAGCATATTTGAAAAATGCGACCAATGCTCTTGCTTTCATGATCCATCACTATCGTGTCCAGATCAATCTAAAAAATACCTATATCCCAAATGGAAACATAGCGCAAACTTTAAAAGTCAAAATGCATTGTATAACTTTTGGTCCGCACAAAAATCCATTAAAGATACTGGTATAGCTATAATTGTTGAAAGCCCTGGCAATGTATGGAAACTAGAAGAGAATGGCATATACAACAGCGTTGCTATTTTTGGGACTAATCTTAGTGATCGCCAGAAAATTTTACTAGATGGATCTGGTGCTATGAATTTGGTGCTGCTGATGGACAATGATGAAGCAGGCAAAAAGGCAACAGCAAGTTTGATTGAAAAATGCAACAGAACATACAGAATTCATGTTCCTAGTTTTTCTAAGCCTGATATTGGAGAGATGACTCCAGACGAGATTGAAAAAGATATTAAAGCATTTATAGGAGATATAGTATGATCATAGCTTTTGCTGGTAGAAAACAATCTGGTAAAACTAGCGCATGTGAGTTTGCAGCTAATGTTTATTCACAAACCATACAAAAAAATTCTGCCATATATAATTTCGCTGATCCCTTGAAAAAAATGTGCATTGATATATTAGGCTTAACTTATGAACAATGTTATGGTTCCGATGAAAGCAAGAACGAATACGTTGATTGTCTTTGGCCAGATAGTGCTAAGCCTATGACAGCCAGAGAAGTTATGCAATATGTTGGGACTAATATATTCAGGAAAATGCAACGCAATGTTTGGGCCGATGCCACTATTCGCAAAATACAAGATGAAAGCCTGCCTTTAGCCTTAATAGCAGATTGTCGTTTTCCTAACGAGGTTGAGGCTGTTAAAAATGCTGGTGGTCTAGTAATAAAACTTAATAGAAATCTGTACAATTCATCTCACGAAAGCGAGATTGCATTAGACGAAGAGCAATACGACCAATCCAATTTTGATTTTATTATTGACAACGAGAACATGGACATTGGAGAAAAAAATAAACTCATATACGATTATCTCAAACTAAAGAGGGTATTACCATTATAGTAACATATATAAGAAGTAGTTCATATGGCACCCATAACATGTGCCCTATGCAATACTTCATCGAATATAATTTAGGCCATAGATCCCCGTCAAATAAAAAAGCAGACAAGGGTACTATATGCCACAAAGTATTTGAGATATTGGCCTTCATAAAATTAAATCAACAACAAAATAATCGTTATTTTGAAGACGATATTATAGGACCTGTTGATATTACTAACTATAATCTTAATACTATCATTGAACAAGTTTACAATTTTTATACTTCTCAGTTTACTCATCACGAATGGACAGCGAGAGATTTTAAAGATTGTGATAAATGGGTTTATAAAGCATTAGAATATGGCGATGGAATGTTTGATCCACGCAACAGGGATATCGTAGAGCCCGAGCAGCACTTTGATATAGAAATAAAAAAAGATTGGGCCCAGTATGATTATCATGCTAAAGAGGGTCATCTCCAAGGCAATCTTGCTATCAAAGGCACAATAGATTTAATTACTAAAGTTAATGATGACACATATGAAATCATCGATTGGAAAACGGGACGAAGACTAGACTGGGCAACTGGCCAAGAAAAAACTTTAGAAAAGCTACATAAAGATCCCCAACTAATGCTATACTATTATGCTATACATAAATTATATCCAGATATTAAACATGTCATAGTATCTATCAACTTTATTAATGATGGAGGCATGTACTCTGTATGTTTTGATCAAAGCCATATTTATCAAGTAGAAATGATGCTTCGTAAGAAATTTGAAGACATTAAAAACACAACAGATCCCAAGCTGAATAAAAGCTGGAAATGTACAAAATTATGC